TGGGTCATCGATGATTAACAAGTCGGCACCACGCCCAGTAATAGCTCCACCCACACCTGCCGCAAAGTATTCGCCACCTTTATTGGTTTCCCATCGCCCAGCTGATTTGGAATCGGCAGATAAACCGAAATCATCAAATAATTGTTTATATTCGTTCTGATCCATAAGGTTCCTTACCTTTCTACCGAATCTCACAGATAATTCCGCGGTGTGCGTGGTCTGCATAATCTTGGTATTTGGTTTGAGTCCCATAAACCAAGAGGGGAAGTAGACTGAAGCGAACTCAGACTTGGTATGTCTAGGTGGCATATTGACAATTAATCTTTTAATTTTGCCTTTCGCAACATCTTCTAGCTTTTGCGCGAATAATCGGTGGTGCTCGCCTTCGATAAACTCAGGCCAGACGTGTTTTATATAGCCTAAAAAGGAGTCTCTTGATTCTGATTTAGCATCTATAATTTTCAGACGATCTTGAATCATTAAGATTTCTTTTATCGTCTCGTCATTTAAGTGATCTAATTTCATTTTCAATATTCTATCTTAGATTTGATAGGGGTCCCTTTTCATTTTTTTGTAATTATACATATCGATTGTTATTTATATACACAAAAAAAAATCGCGTAGCGATTTAGGGGGGGCGGGGGCTCAAAAAAAAACCCGCCAAAAAAATGGCGGGCTTTCTAAAGGAATTATTTTTTTTAGTAAATCAGATTTCCTTTTTCATCTTCTCTGATTAGTCCATAGTCGCTAAGATATTGGATTACCCTTTTCCCATCAGGATTTGTAAAGCCCCAACCGACTAGGTCAAGTTCATCACTAAAAAACCCATCAATCGTTATCGGCTTACCCTCTTCTTCAGCTTTATCAAAAAGCACTCCGCCATAGATTTTTAATAAACCTTGTTGGGCAAGATGGAAAGCTAATTTCCAGATAAGGATATCTTTATTTTCTAGTCCATCATTTATGAAGTCCCAGAGTTTTTTAACATCAGCGTCCATTGATATGACATGAAGTATTTTCTTTTGCTTTGTTGTTAATTTTTTCATTTTTTGTTTTCCTGTTTAGATCCCGCGAAGATTTACTCCTCGCGGGATTTGGTTAATTAAAATAAATCCTTCTCGCTATCGTGGTAAATCTTAAACCCTCTAGCGTCTAAGGTTATTTTTTGCGGTGTTCTTTTACCTAATGAGAAAACTACATTTTCAGAGTTTCCAATTGGATTATGAACACTATACCTTTTGCTTTTTCCAGTATTATCTTTTACCAATTCCATTCCATACTTTTGAAATATCTTATCGGCATGACTTTCAGGAATTAAAATTCCAGCATTAGTATATTTAACAAAAGGTTTTATTATGTCTTTTGTCTCCTTAGCATATTGAGATTTTACTTTGGAACATTCGTTAAGAAGTTGAGTAAATTTCTTATACTCAGGACTTCTTTTGATTTCCTCCTCAGTTTCAATTGCTATTTTAAGTTTTTCTAAATTATCAAACATTTTAACACCTCCCTAATTTTGTGTATTTGTTGTAATTCATGTAATGAATTCTATCATCAATGATACATTTTGTGAATACTCTAAATTAATTATTTTTTAGCTTATTTATACAGTTTTATTCCCTATCTTCTTACGCTTTTTTTTAAAAATAATTTCAATCTGGCGGCAAAAAGTTCGCAGTAAGGTCGCAGTTAATTCCGATCAAAATTAGTCCGGGCGGAAAAAAATGCCAGTTCAAAAAAAAGGGCGACCGAAGTCGCCCTTTCCACCATTGGAGATGATTAACTTATTGAGAAACCTCCGCAGTCCTCAAGAAAAGAACAAAACTCCTCTACATTCTCTGTAGAAAATGGATAGTGAGCATTGTAATTTTCTTGCATACTTATCTTCTCCCATTTTTTAAAATCCTCTTTTGGATATTCAATGGGCGGAACTTCCTTGCCTAGTTTCTTTTTCATCTTAGCTTTAAAGTCGTTCCTTTGTTTTTCAATGAACTTATTTTCTTGTTTAGCTTTTTCCATTGCTTCTTTAACTTCCTTTTCCCTATGGTCAGCAAGTCCTTCTTCAATAGCCCAACCTAAACGATTTAATAACTCATCACAATCCTCTTGAGTTTGTAATCCAACGCCATCATTACAATGACCGCTTTGGTACATCTCCTCAGAGATTAAGCGATTAGCATTTTTTACTTCTGAATACATTTCATCAATAGAAGCAACGAAGTCCCAAAGTGGACGCCACCACCAAACATTATTTCTAAAGTATTCACCCTTTTCTTTTCTCGGCTGTAAGCCGTACACATCCATTCCCATATGTCCTCCTTATTTAACAAATTGATTAATGAATACTTGTATTCTAGTACAAAATGTGCAAAATGTGTATAAATAATTAATCAATGGAGGACAAATATGAAATTAAATTTATTAATCTTTGGTGGATCTTCGGCTCTTGTTGTTGTGTGTTTAACATTGGGACATGCACTAATCCAGGCGCACCTGTTCACAATCCTGGTGGGTTGGGCAATTTTTATGATAGGAGCCGCACTAGGTCTGGCACTCGCACTTGTTATGATTTATTTTGAAATTATAATCCGCAGTTTTGAATAGCTAATCGCAAATTCTCCCAAAAAAAAGGGCGCCAATTAAGGCGCCCTTTCCTATAGTGTGGGACTACTATATATCTGAAAATATTACATCAAAACCATAATAGGTTTCTAGGTACCAGTCCTGATTAGTCTTAGGCCAGGAATAACTATCCGGATGCGACCCTAAAGAATAGCCAACGCCCCAGTCAAAAGGTCCAGCTTCCCAGCATACCCAGATTTCGCCTTCTTTTATATACTCGCATTTGGTATGGTCCGAAGTCATATAAACTTCACTGTCTGGACTTTGGCCCCACTCTTCACACTCTTTTTTAAGTGCTTCATATAGTCTGGCTGCCGCCTCTTCTTTCGTGACTTCTTTTGAAGTCAGGTCAGGTAAATGTTTACCGCTTAATTTATCCATAATTTTCTCCTTAATGGTTGTTAATTAATACTGTGATTATTACACAAAATGAATTATAATCCTAGTATTAAAACCCATAAACAAAGGAGACTATTATGGCACAACCTAAAGAGCTTAGACGCTTTGAAATAGACGCAATCGCACACCGCATTGCTGAAGATGTGAAGACATCTAAAACTAAGGCGCACCAGAAACTTAGAAAAACTGGTGCATACAAAAAGCTTGAGAAGATAGCAAAAGAATATGAAAATCTTGATGACACTATCAGAGAGCTTGAAAACAAAAGGCGAGAGACCTCAGACATTATTGGCGCTGAAGTTTCTAAATGGAACGCACAGAATCAAGAAGAGCATGTGCGTTTTGCATGGACTCAATATGGCAATCGCCTAGAGTTCGATTTCAATGAATGGACTTTGAAAGAAGATGTGCAACGCAGACTAGCAATAGCCCTGATTGCCCCTGACTTCAGAGAAAGATTAGAAGAAATCATTAAACAAATAACTAAGGATTTAACTTAGTCCAACCCGTGCGGTTGAGCTCTCCCTAATACAAACTCAACCGCACACCTAACGGAGAAAAAAAATGAATAAACAAGACGAAGAATATTTATTTAGAACTGAAGATGGCGCCAGTCCTCTCAGTTTTAAATTAGAACTCGCAGAAGGGACTTTTGAAATGTATGGCCACATAAGTAGTGATGGCTTTATTGATTACAGTTTCTTTCTGGACCAGGCGCAATTAGATGGTGGACATTATGGTGGCTACTGGAATACCTCAGAAAAGTATGGCAACTTTGATGAAGACGATATGAAGTCGCCTAATGGTCCGGCTCAAGAATGGTTTTTCCTAGTCGCAGATGTTCTTAACAGCTACGACTTCAAGAAAAGAAATTGGAAATCAGTACTTTAAACTGATACACTGATTGTATATTAATTAACTTTCATATAGGAGAAGATATATGACAACAAGCAACTTGTTATTCGTGGGCGACGAATTAAAAGAAATCGCACAAGTGACATTAAAAAAACGCAAATTCCATGTACCTTACGCGGACTTCATGCTTGAACATGGTCACATTACTCAAGAAGAATATGACGAAGGGCAAAGGACCCCTTGTTTTACTCTAGTAAAAGACCATGGTATTTATGTCATGAGCGGCGCGGCCAACGACAAAGAACTATGGGACGCAAAAGCAAAGAAGTTCAAAGTCGCATACGCAAAAGGTTTTGATCCTGACCAAGAAGACCTTTGGGATAAAACTTATGCTGTAAGTGGCGACGACTTTGCAGAAGCGGTACCGTTGACCAAGACGCAATTGTTAAACATTGCTAAAGGACAGCCGCTCAGAATTAAAATGTCCCCAACCGAAATGCACATCAACGCATAATATCTTTGGTAGTAGGAAGATTGGTTGTGCAAGAAGCAGGAGAAATAGCCACCTGCACTCCTACTATCAAACCTGGAAGGGCCAATCCATTCCCCCCGGCCCTTCCTTCCGCGCTGGCCAGAGCTGGCCAGGTCATAAATTAGTAGCAATTCGCACATTTATAATGTTAAACTCGCACCTGTCGAACTCTCTCGACAAATTTGTTCTCCTAATGGTGCCCCAGGATCTTCGGACCCTGGGGTTTCTTTTTTATAAATCGCAAATCGCAGATCGGACTACCGGCAACTCGCAAAAGATCTGAAATCCGATCTGGAAATCGCAAATCGCACTAGACCAAATCGCACGCGCCAAACTGAAAACATTTTGATTATCTGTCCGAGGGGGTGGAAATCATATTTATTAATCTATATCAATGAAATGCGAAAAAATTTATTAACTTTTATTATCTAAAATATCTATGTAATTTTATGTAAAAATATATATTTTTGGGGACATTTCGTGTATTATTTATCTATTGATTAACAAATTTGAGGGACTATTACTATGAAAACAAATAAAAAAACTTACTTAACTTGGGAAGAATACTATCAAGATGTACCCATTCCGACAGAATGGCAGAATGTATCTTATAGCAATGATGAATTTCCTAGTTTTGAATTTAATGGCTACCACATCTGGATTAATTCGCCTTTACTTAGAGAAAGAAAAGAGAATTATTTAGGTTTTGGGCATGAGGATTTATCTAACTTTGAAGATTGGAGATACGCAGTCACATTGGTAGATGAATATGGAGATGGAGAAAAGTCAGAAGAACTTATCACATCAGATTTTAACGAAGTTTTAGAGTATGTTAATAAGGAGAACAAATAATGACAGACTATTACAAACCAAATAAAAGTAATGAATTTATAAATTACTTTGAAGCTACTGACGATTTAGTAGCAATGTATTTAGTAGACAAAGGTTTTGCGTCTACTAGAACACCTGAAATGAGCAAAGCCATAGACCAAATGCACAAAGCAATATCTTTGCTTGATGGCAGAAACACAGAGTTAGTTAAGAAACTGTTTCCAGAAATGGTCGCAGTTGCTCAACTATACGCTGATATATTTCCAGACTGTAAGTCATGGAAGGAGGACGAGCAATGAGCTTGTCCTTCACTATCACACTACAAACAGAGCCGACTGGACAGAATGAATTTGATCTTGAGATAACTGAAAATTATGAAGGAGACAAATGGCATGTTGCTGTCTTTATACGACTGGCCGAAAATAATTACGAACATTGGGAAACTGTTGGGCTAGATACTCAAGCAGAATTATTCAATTACATAAGAAAACTACAAAACTCGGAGGACTAAATATGAGCATACCTACAGAAACAGAGCGTAAAGAAATCGCAGAAGAATTAAACAGACATTATGGGGGTTTTGAAATAACAGCAGACCACATATACAACGCAGTCATTTTAGAAAATTACACTCCAGACAGTCCAGGTTGGGCAGGAGATATGGCGTTGGTCGTTCATGGAGAGTCATGTTTTAAAGATATTCTTTACAGAATAGATGACAAATGGACATGGATTGAAAGCATGAACGAAGGCAGTTATGACTGTAAAAAAGAATTAATTTAGGAGAACAAATGCCACAATTTACCAAAGAAGAATTACATTTATTGAAACTGTGTTTTGATATAAACGCTGGAGATTTTTATGCGAGACGCAGTTTGTTCCCAGAATGGTTGAAAGAGGATCTAAATCTTACGATCAGGGACACAGAAAAATTATTTAAAAGTATAGAACGCAAATTTAAATCGCAAAAGGAGGACGCATGATAACTATATATAGATACATCAATGATATATCTTTAAATGGCAAAGAGTATTTGCTTGATGAAGAAAACCAAGTATTAAAATTTACTAATGAAAAACAAGCTCTTAATTTTTTATCTGATGGTGGAGTAGAAGCCAAAGACGAAGAAGAATTAGAGGATTATGGAATTTATCTAGAGAGAGAGGAGGAAGCATGAAAAATAAAATGACGCCAGTTGAAGCTGTAAATGTGATCGAGAAGAAACTATTTGACAATCGAGCAAAACCATATACTGAAGAAGACGCACAAATTGACAATGCCTGGGATATTATTAAACTTCGTTTGGATCTTACAGATGAAGAATTTAATATAATCTTTGGAGAAAAATACTAATGGAAGTAATTATTTGGAATAAAGGAGTTCAAGGCGTTGAATATTATTGTGATAGTTGCAAGGAACAAGTACCAGAAGAAGAAGGTCTTTGGGTAAATGGCGAAATGACTAGACCGCATGAATATCCAAAAGCATTTTGTCGAGCTTGTTATATGAAAACAAGTAGGAATGTAAACAATGGCGAGTAAAAAATTAAAGATAAACGATTTAATAAACAATCCATCACATTACAACACTGGAGATATAGAGTGTATCGAAGCAATTCAATCCTCAATGACCACTAGACAATTTCAAGGTTATCTTAAAGGTAATGTTATGAAATATGTCTGGCGTCATGAATACAAAGGAAAAATGTTAGATGATTTGCGCAAAGCAAGATGGTATTTAAATAAATTAATCGCAACACATGAGGATAATTTAAGTGATGATTAAATATAAGATAGAAGAAAACGCAATTTGTGGCTACGAAGAAGATAAAATGGTATCAATACTTTTAATCTCTGATCCAGTAGCTAGATCCAAAAGAATAGTACAGCTCGCAGAAGGTGGAGAGTTAAAAAATTAATCTTCTTCTGTTTCCCACTCGCAAATTAATTCTAACAATTGCTCCGGGTCGATAAGTATTCCTTGAGAATTACTTTCTTCCAGATAATCTTTTATTTTTTGTATTGTCATCTTCGTCCTCTATTATTCTAGCTTCTCCATCTATTGATCTAATTTGATTTTCTTCCATGAGTTGTTGCAATCTATTCTCTAGTTCTTCTCTACTCATAGAGTCAATCTTGCCAAAGCGCACTTCCTTTCTATCAACCATAAGACCACCTAATTTTGCTCTGGCAATCTCCGCATTTACTGCAGGCCCATAAGAGCCATCAGCCGCAGCTGCATCTCTGATTGTTGCTAACTTCCCGGCTACATTCTCAAAAGTAATATCATACTTCTTCCTTTGCAAAGATTTCATATCCCTAATCCTCTCCTGGACATGAGAATATTCTTCATTGTTCATCATACGACTTGCAATAACTTCTGGATTTTTAAACCCAGCTCTAAAAGCACATTCACTTTGATTGAGATCCTGATAAACCATAAGGTTTACAAAGACCTCTTGCATTTTAGTTAGTTTCTTTTTTGGTTTTGCCATCTACTACAAATCTCCAGTCTTCATCAAACATGCAGTGTCTAATTGCACCATCTTTCATCTGATACAAGAACTGCATGTCCAACAATTGTATTACTTTTCCTTGATTAACTCTATTGTAAGTGTACTCAGTATGAATAATCTCATCGTTCAGCTCTGGCCTTTTGCTTTTCCTTTGCATTCAATCTCCTATTCACACCGATTCTTACATCTTCTAATGTTTTTTCTGACAACCTTCCGTTGTACCTTATCTTTGTACCTCTCATTTTACTCTTCCCATGTT